AAACAAAACATTCTCTTGCTGCAAACGGGACTTGTTATACAAAGGACCGTCAGGGGTTTCTGCCTGCACTGATGGAGAAGATGTACAAAGAACGTAAGATGTACAAGAAGATGATGATCGAGGCCGAAAAGAGAAAGCAAGAGAGTCCGTCCGATCGGTCCATTGACTTCGAGATCTCCAAGTACCACAACTTCCAACAGGTTCGTAAGATTCAATTGAACTCTGCTTATGGTGCTATTGGTAATGAATGGTTTCGATACTTCGATGTTGATATGGCTGAAGCGATCACTCTGTCCGGTCAACTTTCGATCCGATGGATCATAAATTATCTTAATGAATTCCTAAACGAAACACTGGAGACAACCGACATTGATTACGTTGTGGCATCTGATACCGATTCTGTTTATCTTACCCTTGATGGTCTGGTCCGGAAGTTTCTTCCTGATGAAACTGATAAGAACAAGATCGTAGACTATCTTGATAAGGCTTCGGAGGAGACTCTACAACCATTCATTGATGAGAAGTATCAAGAACTAGCAGAACTTATGAACGCATACCAGAATAAAATGGTTATGGGGCGCGAGGTTATCGCCGACTGCGGAATCTGGACTGCGAAGAAGAGGTACATGTTGAATGTGTGGGACAGTGAAGGTGTGCGATATAAGTCACCCAAACTTAAAATTATGGGCATCGAAACGACTAGAAGTTCTACACCACAGGTGGTTCGAGACTGGTTAAAGAAGTCTATTTCTATTATTCTCACTGGAACCGAGACTGAAATGATTAGGTTTATCGATGAGAAGAGAAGAGAGTTTAATGGTTTGGACGTTGAAGATATTGCCTTTCCCCGTGGGGTGAGTAATCTAGACAAGTATCGGGATCACTCTGGCATTTATCGTAAGAGCACACCCATCGCTGTCAAAGGTGCTTTGATTTACAATCACTTCGTCAAGGAGAACGGACTAGATCGTAAATACAATCTAATCAGTGATGGTGAAAAGGTAAAGTTTGTTATGTTGAAGAGACAAAACCCCATCGCGGGACCAAAGGGAGATCAGGTAATCTCTTTCCCAAACAGACTCCCGGTAGAACTTGGACTACAGAAATATGTTGATTATGAGAAACAATTTGAGAAGAGTTTTCTTGATCCTCTTACTTCTATACTAGATATAGTTAGGTGGAGAACCGAACAGGTTTCCACACTGGAGGGACTATTTTCGTGATGAAGAACTTAATTATTATACCAACACTTGATCGAGTTGATGAACTGGAACGGTGTTTGAACTCAGTAAAAGAAAAGTCAACATGTTCTGATGTGATCGTGGCTGTTGACTATGATCAGGTGGAGAACTTCAGTATGCGTAGTGATGTTTACTGGAGGATTTTCCGTGAGGACGAAAAAAGAAATTGTGTTAACAAAGTAAACACAGTAGCCATGGAAAATTTAGATCGATATGATTACATCACATTCTTGGGTGACGACTGCATCATTGATACACACTCTTGGGATCAAAAGTTAGTTGATGTGATTGAAACTGAGTTTTATGGTATGGGTGTTGTTTCTCCGGGTGAACCAGAGTGGGGCAGACAGGATGACTTGCCCCTTCATTGGATGGTTAGTTCTAACATGGTTCGTGCTATTGGATATTATGAAAATACTATTTTTATTCATAACTATGTCGATAACGACATTCATGAATTCGGCAAATCCATAAACTCTTACAAGAAAGTTCGTGATGTTATAGTAGAACATCACCATCCAAATCATGGTAAGTCCGAAGTGGATAACACATATGAGTTGGGCGAAAGAACTTGGAAAGATATTGATGAACAGACATACAATGAATATCTTGTCTCAGAGGACAGAGCTGAACGTTCTAAAAGATTATATCAAGAAAAGTTAAATAATGACTTGAAAATTCATAATTGTTTTGATACAATATACTGCGTAAACCTGAAACGTAGGTTGGATCGAAGGCAAGAGATGGAACGAAAATTCAAAGAGGTAGACATGAAAGTTGAATTCTTTGAAGCTATCGATGGTTCAGCATTCCCGTCTTTCCACAAACTACAGAGTAATGGTTACTTTGGATCTTTGATGTCTCATCTTTCACTGTATAAAAAGTCACTCGACGCTGGTCATGAAAAGATCATGGTCGTCGAAGATGACCTCAAAATAAACAAGGATATTCATCGTGTTTGGTTTGAATTGACCCGACACATTCCAAAAGACTGGGACATGATTTATTTTTCCTACATTCCACTTTCAGATGACCACCAAGTTTGGGACTATAGACTGATTAATGATAAGTTTATTTCCGGTAATCTATGTGGAGGTGTCTTTGATGCTAAAAATCTTTTTAGTTTGATGGGATACTGCGTGAACAGAAAAATGATGAACACCATATTGAATATCTATCGAGATACTGGTCCGACTATTGAATTGGACAATATGATTGTGGAAAGATTACAGTCGAGTGATGAACATAAGATTTATGCAGTTTCGCCTCAGTTGTTTACAGGTATCGATACTATGTCTGATGGGGCGAATAAATATTTAGAGGTAGAACAAAGATCTACAGATTCTAGGTGTCTTGAACATAATACGTTTATATAAGGAGAATAATATGTCAGACGAAAAGAACATTCAAATTGTAAGACTTATGAGTGGCGAGGAACTAATTTGCAACCTCACCGTTGAGGGTGATGACTATACCCTCGAAACCCCCTGCATTGTTCTTCCCACGGGACAGAACAACATTGGTCTTGCTCCTTGGATTCCTTACGCGGATTACGGTGGTAAGATTACTCTGGGAGAAAAGGTAGTTGCCTTTATTGTCCCACCCCACCAAGATCTTGCAGCGGAATATAAGAGAGTTACGACCGGTGGTCCGGAACTAGTCGTTCCTAATAAGGAAGTTGTCGGTGCTATCGGCGGACCAGTTGGATCTGCAACCTGATATGGAGACAGTATGAGTTTTTTGAAAGACCTGATCAAAGAATCAGGAAATGATTATGCAAGTATCGCTGACGATGGGATTGACGGATCAGATGTCCGTGGCTATATTGACACTGGTTCTTATAGCTTCAATAGTTTGGTTAGCGGAAGTCTACGAGGCGGCATCCCCAACAATAAGATCATTGCTATCGCGGGTGAATCCGCAACTGGCAAGACTTATTTTGCACTCGGTATTGTGCATCGTTTTCTTAGGGATAATCCTGATGGCGTTGTACTTTATTTCGATACTGAACAAGCAATAACGTCTGATATGATTAGGGACAGGGGCATCGATCCTTCTAGGATCGGCGTCATGCCTGTCGCTACTGTCGAGGAGTTTCGACATCAGGCTATCACTGTGGTTGATAAGTATCTTGAACAACCCAAGAGTGAAAAGAAACCAATGATGATTGTTCTAGATTCTCTTGGTATGCTTTCCACGGAGAAAGAGATGTCTGATACGGCTGATGGGAAGACTACCCGTGATATGACCCGAGCTCAGATCGTCAAGGCCACGTTCCGTGTCCTTACTCTGAAGTTGGGTAAGGCGGGTATTCCTCTCATCATGACCAATCACACATATGATGTTGTGGGATCTATGTTCCCACAGAAGACTATGGGTGGTGGTTCTGGTCTGAAGTATGCCGCCTCTACCATTGTGTATCTTTCAAAGAAGAAGGTGAAGGAAGGAACCGATGTGATCGGTAATATCATTCACTGTAAACTCTTCAAGTCTCGACTCACTAAAGAGAATGCTATGGTTGACGTTCTCTTGACTTACGATTCGGGACTACATCCATACTATGGTTTGGTTGACATTGCACTGAAACATGGTATAATCAAGAAGAATTCTACACGACTAGAATTCCCGGACGGTTCAAAGGCATTTGAAAAGACAGTGTACAAGGAACCTGAAAAGTATTTTACACAGGACATTATGGATCAGCTTGAAGTTGCTGTTGCGAAAGAGTTCAAGTATGGAAAGCCGGAAGAAGAAACTGAAGTACAAACTGATTCCGTGGGAGAGTGATCGATATGCCGTGAAGGTAACTGGAGGAAGATACAAAGGTATCGTATTTCTTCCCGGAAGGGTGCAGTTTCAAGAGAATGATTCTCAAGAGACTGCAACCTTCCGTTTCGATTACAATGTCATAGAGAATCCTAAAAACCGTGAGATCGACAAAAGAATGGAATCTTTTATCGGTGATGTTATTATAGACCTTCTTGATAAAGAACTTGAAAGACAAGACAATGAACGTATCCAACTTGACGGTGGAGAAACTAATACTGAGCAACATTCTTCATGATGAAGAATACACTAGAAAAGTAATTCCTTTTGTTCAGCCTGAGTTTTTTCATGACGTTAATGAAAAGAAAATTTATAATCATATACGAGAGTATATTCAGAAGTATAACAATAGACCCACCAAAGAGGCATTGGTAATATCTTTGAGCGAAGACTCATCTATAATTGGTGATGGGTTCCAGAGATGTTGTGAAATTATAAATGAATGCACTGAGTCTTACATGGAGAATGATTCAAAGTGGTTGTTAGATACCACCGAGGAGTTCTGCAAGGACAAGGCCGTCTATAATGCTATTATGGAATCTATCCATATCATTGATGGCAAGTCTAAGGATAAAACACAGAATGCTATCCCTGAGATTTTGTCTGATGCTCTTTCGGTTTCTTTCGATACTCACATTGGGCACGATTATCTTGAGGACGCAGATGATCGATATGATTTCTATCACAGGGTAGAGTCTAGAATTCCCTTTGACTTGGAGTTCTTTAATACGATCACAAATGGTGGTGTTCCTAAGAAAACCTTGAACATTTGCCTTGCTGGTACGGGTGTTGGTAAGTCTTTGTACATGTGTCATCATGCTGCGAACTGTGTCACTCAGGGATTGAATGTTTTGTATATTACCTGCGAAATGGCAGAGGAGAGAATTGCAGAGCGTATTGATGCGAATCTCATGGACATTCAGTTGGACGATTTGAGACAACTCCCAAAGATGTCTTATGATAAGAAGATTGAACGACTACAAACTGAGGTGAAGGGTAAATTTATAATTAAAGAGTACCCAACTGCCACCGCGAACGTCACTCACTTCAGACACCTCATGGACGAACTCAGATTGAAGAAGGACTTTGTGCCTGATGTTGTGTTCATTGACTACTTAAATATTTGTGCTAGTTCCAGATATAAGAACAACGGAATGGTGAATTCCTACACTTATATCAAGGCGATTGCTGAGGAGTTGCGTGGTATGGCTGTTGAATATGATATTCCTATCTTCAGTGCAACCCAGACAAACCGAACCGGGTTTGTCAGCACGGATGTTGGTCTGGAGGATACATCGGAATCATTCGGTTTGCCTGCAACTGCGGACTTCATGTTTGCCCTGATCTCCACCGATGATCTCGATGAGATGGGTGTGGTTATGGTAAAACAACTCAAAAACAGATATAATGACGCGGCCGCAAATCGGAAGTTTTTAATCGGGATAAATAGATCGAAGATGAAACTTTTTGATGCGGAGGACAACGTGCAGTCCTCACTTGTGCAGACAAATCAAACCGAACAGAAAAAGAATGGTTCGGGATTCGATGGGTCCAACTTTGATGAAAAGTTTTTATCAGGAGAAAAGAATACAGACTTTACTAGTTGGAACATCTAATGGCAGAAAAAACAAATGATGATATTGTTCTTGAAACTTTAGGTAGAGGTAGTGTACCAACACCTAACAATGTCACGGAATTTCTTAAACAACTTACAAATGAAATTGGTTCCTCTCAACTAGTTTCAGGCGAAACTGATGTTCAAACCAGTCTTGATTCTATTACTGCCACTCTCTTAGAGTTAACAAAAGATTTTGAGTTACAAGATGATTTAGATATTCCTGATATAGATTTAACTGGTGGTGCCGTTGGTCTTGTTGAGTCTGGTGAGCCCGTAGATCTTACTCCTATAAAAACAGAAGTAGTAGAAAAAACAGTAGTACAAAGAGAGATCACCGTCTCGTCGGATCAGGTCGATAAACAGACCGTAAATGAAATTGACTTTAATAAAAGTGATTTCACCGCGACAAGAGACGGTGATGTTCTTACGGTTTCTATAAAGGGAGAGTTGGGTGGAAAAGCTTTTGTTTCTCCAAATGACCCGGCATTAACACAAACTGTTACCGATGGGGAGTTTTGGTTTTGGACCGAAAAGGGAAAACTATATATTAGGTACGACTCTTATTGGGTACAACCCCATCCAACTTGAGGTAGATCATGGGCCTATTAAATTTTCCAAATAACCCAGTTGTTAATCAACAACACACTTTTGCTGATAAAACATGGACTTGGAATGGCACCGCTTGGGATGCAGTTTTGCAACTTGGCGGGGGTGGTGTAGGCACTGTTAGGTATACAATTGGAGCAGTCGAACCACTATCTCCGGCTGAGGGTGATAAGTGGTTCAATACTACGATTGGTTTGGAACTAACATATCTTGGTAATGAAACTGGTTGGGTTGCAGTTAACGCAGCTCTTAGTAGCGAAACTAAGTGGAATAGAGAGGATAGCACTACAGCTTCTAATCTGGAGGGAATCCCTTCGGGTAGTACGTTTGAACCCGGTACGACTGCTATTGAAGTTTTAGAATCTTTGTTATATCCATATCAGAGTGTAAGTTTTAGTGCCTTTGATATTGGGATAAGTAGTCCGAGGGAAGTCGGAAACACTGCCCCTTCACAGGCGTACACTGCTACTTGGACCGGAGGCACTCCCACTGAAAACTGGACTGCGGGTTCGATATCTGTTTCACGAACTTCACCTACCAGTCTTGGACTAACGTCTGGTCTTAATATTGGAGACGGTGATCCCGGTGTATCTCTGACTCATGGTCCATACGCCTCTAGTGTCGAATCAACCTTTACATTTGAGGTAAGTGGTTCACAGACGGAGGGGTCCAATCCAACCAAAACTGACACTGTGAAGTTTCAGTATAGATACTATGCGGGGCGTGCGGCGGCGGGCCTTGCAAGTGTAACTGGGAGTGGCGAATTGAGATCTACACCAAATAATTATTCAGAGACTTTTCCTGCTGTTGATGCTCCAACTAAGTTGTACTTTATCATACCCACGGCAGAATTCTCTGGAACTTTGAACTTTACCGATACTGGGACTCAAAACAATGTTCCGTTTGGTTCTAGTACCTTTACCCATAACAACTCTTTCGATCAACCGGTAGATTACACCATATTCGAGTCCTCTGTTTCACCGGCTGGTGAAGTTACAATAAAGGTGACTACTTGATATGGGACAGATAACAGGAGGAGTTAGAGTTGTTGGTTTCGTTTCACCCTCGGATACGCTGGACACTTATCCTGTAACCAAACCTGAGTTTGGTCTTGGTGGTCTTCGAACCGTAGGCAACACAGCAGAAAGACTTGCAATCCCTTCCGATCGACGAGAAGTGGGTATGATTGTCTACGTTTCGGATGAGAATCTTTATTATGGTCTCTCCGGTGGAATTGACAACCTTGATTGGGTTATCCTTCAGTTTGGTGGAACTGGTGGTGGTCAAGGAGCGCCTGGTAATCAGGGTAATGACGGTCCTCAAGGTAATGACGGTCCTCAAGGTAATGATGGTGTTCAGGGATTTGACGGACCTCAAGGTTTCAATGGTGCCCAAGGTAATGATGGTCCTCAAGGTAATGATGGTGTTCAGGGATTTGACGGACCCCAAGGTTTCGATGGTGTTCAAGGCCCGGATGGTGTTCAGGGTAGTGATGGACAGGAAGGTAGTCCCGGTGTTCAGGGCGATGATGGACCTCAAGGCCCGGATGGACCCCAAGGTTTCGATGGTAATCAGGGC